GTGTTCTGCCTCAGTCATAAACTCTCTACTTGCTGTATCCGCTCACCTATCCAGCGCATGACGGGTACAGCCATTGAATTGCCTAGCGCCCGGTAACGCGGACCATCTGGGCATTTGTCCGCTGACATGCCGCGATACGGGATCTGGGTGAAGCCGTCAGGGAATCCCTGCAGCCGCTCGCACTCTATGGGTGTGATCCTGCGGACTCGCAAGCCACTATCAGCAACGCCCGCGCTTGCGCTCGCTCCTGCACCAAGCGTATGGAAAACATCGTGACTGTTGATTGGCGTTTGCGTTGGATGAAACGCCACAAAGTTCTCTGTCTCAGAATCGAACCTCTGACCGTGAGCGCATAACGTCTTCGCTATAGGCTCCAGAACATATTGCTTGCTATCCACCCACTGATTGCACCCATACTTAGCGTCCATTGATGCGTCTAGCGTAGGAAACACCGGAACCATCGCATCAGCCTCTACTCGCTCGTTTCCTGTACGACTGAACGGAGGGCCAGTTGTAACAGCGGGAGCAACTTTTTGCCCCTCTTCTCTGCGCGGCGGAGAATCCCCGCACAAGCCTTGGCGCTCAAAAAGTACCGCCGCGGAACGTCTCCAGTCTCCAAGATATCCGACAACGAACACACGCTTGCGGCGCTGTGGGACACCAAAGTATTGAGCGTCAAGTGTTCTGTAGGCGAACCCATACCCGAGTTCCACCAGCGCCCCGAGGAAGGAACCAAAGTCCCGTCCTCCGTTTGATGACAAGACGCCGGGTACGTTTTCCCACACCAGCCACTTGGCAGCCTTGCGTTCAGCAAGCCTAAGAAATTCAAGGGACAAGTTGCCACGGTCATCATCCATTCCGCCTCTGAGTCCGGCGATGCTGAATGATTGGCAGGGTGTTCCTCCCACGAGAAGGTCGATTGCTCCATATTGGTCCGCTCCGATTGTTGTGAAATCACCATGTAGCGGCACATCGGGGTAATGATGCTGGAGTGCCGCACGAGGGAAGTCCTCAATGTCTGAAAAGAATGCTGGCTGCCAGCCTAGAGGGTGCCACGCCATTGTAGCCGCCTCTATGCCGGAGCATACTGAGCCGTACCTCATAGCAAAGCCGCAACCTGATCAATGCCATGCTGAACGCTCTGGCCCACACCAACCGCTGACATCGCAAGCCCCAGACCTTCGGGGTATTCAAGCTGTCTAGCAACGTGCGCCTGCAAGTCCTCTAGCTCTTGCTGAAACTCAGGTGTTGTGCCGAACATGACCATGCCACCGTCACCGCGATCCTCAGCGAATATCTGCCCACCATTTGGGGTGGTGATAATGGCCTCCCAATAGATCCCACGGTGTGTTTCCATTTCGTCCAGCTTAGTACAAACATAGCTACTCAAGTTCATTAGCAAGCCTCCAATTCAACTAAGTCCAAGAATCCAAACTCATTGAGAGAGTCTGGGTTTTTGAATTTAGGGTCGTCGGTGCGTAGCTGGCGGAGAGTAGGAACAGCCAACTCTTTTGCGGTGTAGCTATCCCAGAAGTCGCTCACGTTAGAGCCGTCTTCATTTTTGTATGGAACAAATACGCCAAGCGTAATCCAGCATTCGGCTGACCGAGCGCGCTCAAGGCGTCCATACCATGTTGCACCCATTATCGGCTCGTCGAACTGGAACAGATCGCCTTCTTGCCAGCTTGATCGCTTCTGTACTTTGCCGTTGCGTCTCATATTTATACCCTCCAAGGTATGTGTTAATTGATACTACAAAACAGATAGTACACTAATCTGTGTGCGTGTACACCCCTTTTTGCTAATTGAATGAAATTAATTTGTAGTCAGGATCTGCCTCTAATTTCTTGAGTTCTTCCCGATAATGCTTGGCTATCTCTCGCCGCAGCGCCTCGTTGGTCTTCATATGACCCCGCGCCTTCTCACGCAGTATCGTCATATGCCCCTCGCCCAGCGTCTGCTCCAGCCAATCGTGGAACGCTACAGGGTTCTCAGTAAAGTAACGGTGGCTGCTGTGGGTTAGGCTAACCGCATTATCAAGGGACCATCTCAGGATCTTAGCCCGGCGTCCGTAGATGTGGGCGCATTCCAATGCGTCAGTCCTGCTAGTGTGCAGGCACTTGCCGTCCCTCGCCCGGACCGCCTTGCTAAACCAAATGTCCGCGGCGTCTCTTTTAACCGCCATCAATGAACCTCCGTACTGACCTCACCAACAATAAACTCCATCTCGCCCTCTAGCTCTTCTAGCTCGCAGCAGAGACAGGTGAGCCACACCCGGGTAAAGTTCTCCAGATTGACATCAACCGTAATGCCATCGGGCCATGTGTCGGTGTAAACGTCAGTCAGGTTTCTGTTAGTGGTGTTTGACATTGCGCCACCTACCGTTTCAGTCAGGATCGCAACCTCGCCCTTGCCCATCGGCATCTTAAATACTGGAATCACAATCGCGGCCTCACGGTTATACGGGCTATCTCGCCCTCGGTCTTATGGTAGGTAATCGCCTTTGCCCCCCGGCGTGACACCCATCCGCCTCGCGCAGCATACGCATCCCTGCCACTTAGTGTCGGGTGCATCTCTGCGATAGCGCCGCCGTCCTCCACCACCCGCTCATGATGGTAATGTCCGGTATGGATATAGGTTGTGGTGGCTGACCCCCACATCTCGCGGAACCTTGGCTCACTAGCGAACAGCTTATGAAGATTAGCCAGCTTAACCTTGTGACCGTGGTGAAACGCGAGCATCGTCTCACCGTGTAGGTATGCGTAGTAGGGGAAGTCGTTGTCGATCACCGACAGCCGCGGCTCATCCCCAAACAAGTGCTTGATGTGCTTCCGCAGCCAGATGCTACCTGAGATGTCATGGTTGCCCTCGGCAGATATCACCACAACCTTGTCGAACTTCCGCAGCATCATCCTGACCGCCTCGGTCATAACAGACATCGACATCTCTACCAACTTACCGTACCGGGTGTCCGCGTCCAGAATATGGCCCGACTGCGGCGTGACGCTGAGTATCCCGTCCCAGTGCAGGAAGTCACCTAGCTGACATAGAACTCCAGTGCCAGACTTAGGTGATGCCTTGATCATATCGTGAACCGAATTAAGGAATACGTCCCGGGCGATACGCATATCCCAATCATCCCCGGTCTCAGCTTCGTAGGCGTACATCCCAAGGTGAAAGTCGGTGATGGTAAGTAGCGTGAGCAGATCGTCATCAACAGACTTCGGCGCAGCCACGGGCTTGAACGGCTTTAGCCCCTCTTGCGCGGCCTCCAGACGTTCCACAAGGATCTCAAACTGGCGCTTCTCATCAGTCTGAGACTTAACCCACTGGCGTACCGGCTTGCCATCCTCATCATAGAACGTCGAGACGCCCTTGATTTTATGACCGTCAGGAACCGGGTTCCGCCAATCATGGTCCGGGCTATAACCTCTGCGAGCGGCCTTTTCTTTTACCGCTTGAATCTGGTTTTTAACGGCGTCTCTAGTGCATTGTAATTCTTTTGCGGCATCCCTTTGCGAAAGCCCTTGAACCATGCACAAGCTAATTACAGAAATCTGTTTTTCAGTGGTACAAAAGTCTAGTAGCGGATGGTGCATCCATTACCCCCGTTTAAGTGTCATGTACTCCGAGTCTTGGGGACAGGTGAGTTTCACGCCGTGATCCAACGCCCACTCCAATACACCGTCCATGAAGTCCATCATCTCCCCACGATCCAACCCGCTGGTCTCCCGCACTTGCCCGGGGATCACCGTGTTGTTTATCTGCCGATCTTCCGTACCTAACAGCTTGTATTTTATCAGCTCTTTCATTTTTTCTTCAGTGATATCTGCACCCTTCGATTTGAAGTGTTCAGCCATCTCCCGGCACCAAACATGGAAGAGCGCATTCTGAGATAGCGACCGCTTTGCCACATATCGCTTTACCTTCCACTCAACTGGGTATTCCCAGTTCCATTCGCTTTCCAAATACTTTTGGAAAAACTCAAGCCGCTGGCGCAGCTGCTGCTTGTCCTTTACTAACCAAAACTCACTCATAGCTTCCCTCATTCCCTCAATGGGTCGTAATAGATCGTGCTTGATCTTGAAAGCATCCGCTCTCTCCCGGAACGGGCCATCAGGATCGCCTTTCTTTACCTTCCTACACAGCCGGTCAAAGTCGTGTTTCCACGCCCAGCCGACCATCTCAGTTTTGCCTGACTTCATGTTGCTACTACAAAAAACGTAGGCATCAACTGGGTAGTCAATTTGTGACGCCTCAACATG